GCCACTTGATTGATAGCCCATGGTTAATGGGCCATTCATCGTTCCGCTTGCCACTGCAAGCTTTTCGCTGTCTAATTCTTCAATTGCCGCTTGAACATTGGTAGCGGAAATTGTTCCGGCGGGACTGAAGCTAACGTTGCTTGCCACCTGCGCAGTAATTGTCTGCGAAACATCAATCTCTGTCCATGACGAACCGTTTGAAAGAATAATGTCTGGAGGCGATAATGAAACCTGCGGAGCATTGCCGCTTGTAATAGTGCCCGCCTCGGAAACCACCAAGTAGTAACGATTATTAGCAGTGGCGGCGGCAGGCAGGGCTTGGCCAGCCACCAAGCCAATAGCCGTACCTTCTGCAGTAACTGAAGCAACTAGACCAGTGCCGCCGCCTGCAGATGCGTCAAACGTGCCAGCAAAAACAATCTCGCCCACGGAAATACCAATGGGCTGGAACACGTTGCCGTCCCAAAGGAATAAATCTCGGGATAATGGATTGAAGAAGAATTGACCAATGTGGTCGGCAGTTGGTTGCGTATCACCAATCTTGCTCACTGCATAGTTGGCCAGCTTCTCGCCAGTGATGGTATTAGTGCCAATGCGAGCAACGTCCAACGTGCCCGCCGTTAACAGGGAAGCACTATGGTTGGGAAGGTCGGTATCGGCTAATGTGGTGCCCGCTGCAACGTGGCCCTGCGAATCAATAGTGACTTTTGTGTAAGTACCAGCAGTGGCAGAATTTGTATGGTTTAAAACGCCACTGGCACTAACACCTAGGCCTGTCCCTGGAAGTACTGCACCAACAACGCTTGCAGTGGCAACGGGCAGATCAGCGCTTGTAATAGCACGACCATCGAGAATAAGGCCCTTGGCGCTGTAAGTGACAAGGCTGTAAGTGGCGCTAGCGCTTAAATCATTATCAATTTCCAGAACGCTTCCATCAATGCGAAGTCCTTCTCCATTGATTGCAACACCACCACGTCCGCTTGCAGTGGGAATGGGAAGATCAGCGCCAGTAATGGTGCGATAAGAGACAGCACCAGAATTAGCGGCTGGACCCGCTAAAAACTGCGCAGCAGCTCCAGTATTGTCTAACGAAGGGACGAGAGTAACGGTATCACCTGACGCGGTAGCGACAAGATTGATGACGCCTGAAGTATCGCCAGTGATCGTATTGATAGATCCAGCCGCTTTGACGCTCAGCCAGCTACTACCATCCCAGACAAATAGCTTCCCAGTGGAAGTATTAAGAGCGCCTTGTCCAACAAATTCGCCGCTTCCAGGTAGGCTTGTAACTAAATCAATTGTGCTTTCATTGGCAAGCTTGACGCCAGTAACGGCATCAGTGGCAATGGTGGCAGTGGTAACAGCTCCAGAAGCTAACGCGACAGTGCCAACTTCTCCACCACTAAACGTAATTTTCGATGCTGCAATAGTGCCGCTTGGTAGCAGACTAATAGCGTATTGAGTAAAACCGCTAACAACAATCTTCTTTGTTTCGCTTGCGGATACATCTACCACAGGAAGTAGATCACCACCTGCTAAATCGACCCCGGAAAGACTATTAAGTTCGGAAATCCTAAGGTCGGCCATCTTAGTAAACTTTGCTAATCAACAGCTTCTTGCAACAGTCTAGCCGTCGCATCTTGCTCAAGCAGGATATCATCTGTATTCTCCTGCAGAATCTTGTTAATTGGGATAGTTTTAGCTCTTAATCGGATGGGGCCAGTCGTAACAAAATCAATGGCCACTTCTACATAGGCGTCTGCTCCATAGCTAACCCCCGCTTGTGTCACAATGGCATCAATTTCATACCAAAGCTCGTCATCAGCAGCAGTGCCCAACGAATAATCGCCGGCGGTTTTAATGTAAAGCTTTGCAGAAAAACCACTACCAATTTCAGTACGCAATGCGAGCTGCATTAAATAATGCACTGTTTCAGCAGGATTGCCGTCAATCTCAGTGGGCAGGTATTCCCAAATAGCTCGTAAATTACCACTGCCAGAAATAAGACTGGATTGGGTGCTTCTGAATTCTTCCCCTAACGCAGTGGTATCGACAGTCTCTCTGTTGGTATTTAGTTCAAAAGAAGTGCATTGCGCCAACAAATGAGGAATGCTATTGACAATCTTCACTGAAATCGGAATGTTGCTAGCAATGCTGCTCAATGCAATGGCATTAGCACTAAGCCCCTCAAGAGCAGCATCAAAAGTGGAAAACAGGCGAATGCCTCCCAGTTCATCCACGTGAATGTACCAAGTGCCAGAAGACTGTTGCTGAGTGTTTCCCCATCCGGCTGCAGCAACAAACGACAGGATACTGCCATCAGTGGAGCGTATTTCTAATTGATCGCCACTATGGAGAAGTCCAATGTCGAAATCAAAACTAAACCGCTTTTTACTGGTATTAATATCAGATGGATTGACAACAGAATATTTCAAGCCATCAAAAGATTGACGCTTGAGTTCAACTTGTCCAAATCGCCCGAGATACACACTCATTACATTGTCACCGATGAAGGAGCACCAGTCACTTGAAAATTAATGTCGGCCTTGCTAATTTCGCCAACAGTCGCGCCAATGGAAACGCTCGTAATATACACAGTAAATTTTACATCCTTATTAGTATTGCCGTCTCCCAAGCGTAAAGTTAATTCAGCCGTATCACTTGCGCTAACTCCGCTAGTCTTGACAACTTTTCTCAATAATGTACTGGCATCATTTCTATTGGCATCGTCAGAATAGTACAGTAAGCTTGCGCTGCCGCTGAAGCTTTGCAAGCCAGGTGTATAGGTTTTTTGATCGTCGCCCAGCGTAGTGGTTTCCAATGTTTCCAGCTCGCCCTGCAAGGACCACGAGGAGACTTTGACCAGCGTAGTGCCATCTAGCAGTAAACTACCATCTCGGCCAGTGTAAATTTTTGCCATAATTAAAGCCTCGTTCTATTAGTCTACAAAACTCCGACTAATTGTACTTGCACACTGCTTCTGCCCGGCTTCACAGAGGTAATTTGAGGCGCTCCTTCGTAGCGCCATGCATTACCAGTGGCCACGTCAATCGTCGAGGAGCTTCCGGTCCAACCATTTTTAGTGATCGATGGAATGGTGAATGTGCCATAGCTTCCATTTACTTCGTCATAGTGATCAATAAAAGCTTGTGCATCACCGTCAGCAATATTGTCATAGGACAGCTCTAATTTCATGCCAGTGCGCTGGCTGCCATACAAAATGCGAATCTCCACGCCAGATTGCGACCTAAAATTTTTGATGGGATATTCTCCGGCATCAAAAACACGACTCGTGGGAACCAAACTAGGAAATGCCATTAGCTCTCCACTTCAAACTGAGCGGAATTAGTTATATCCTTAGCTATAAGGCTAACTAATTGATCGTCACATGGGAATTCAGAAGCGGAAACCAGAACTGTGCCCTCGTTGTCCAAAGTAAGTTGCTCAATCATGTAAACATTTTGAGACACAGTGGAGGTGAGAACAGTAAAAACATTGTTGTACAAAGAGCTATCTTGAACGATACCTCCGCTAACGGTCATAATGCTTTCTCTTGTTTCATCTGACGATGGACCATAGCTCAAAATGCGATATTGGCCATCAGAAAACTCTGTAGCACTAGTAATCACACCAGTGGCGCTAATGCTACCATTCTGAGCCGAACTATATGGATTGCTCTCCGTAACCACTCTTACGTAGTCACCGGGAGCAAGGTCCATGCCGTACGGCGTGGTTTTAAATTGAATGGTATGAGTAATCCGACGGCGTACCGACATGAAGAATCGCGCCACAAGTTCAGCATGTTGTTGGCTTGTGCAATATTGCAACATGTCAAATTGTTCCAATGGATAAGAATTGCTATTTGCTTCTTTCCATCGCACAACAATGTTTTTCTCGGCAGTTAATTGATTTTCGCGCTCTTCTCTAAAACGCATTGTGGCCTGAAAATCTTTGCGTTGTTCTGCCGTCAAATAAGTGAGCTCAAAAGAATCTTCAATAATATTGCCAGCGGTAAATAGCTGCTTAATCGTAACTGGATTAGTGCTAATAGATCCGTTGACGTTGATTGGCAATGCTGGAACTAAAGAAAACTTGCCATCAGTGATTGCAAAATTGCACAACATAAAAGGAGCCGTATCTGCAATAAACTGCCTCACATTGATACTGCTACCAATAACACCATCAAAAAATAATTTGTTGTCTCTTAAAAATTTAGATGTAATAGCCATCTGCGCCGCATCAATCAACGGGGCATTGTCGTAAGACATATTGAGTGTATTGCCAACGCCAGCCACTCGATCTGTTAATAAATAATAAACAAGATCAGTAAATAAATTGCTAGGGCCAATTTCACCATTATCATCAGGATGCAAGTGTTTCACTGGAATGCCATTCTTCAGCCAAAACCTCACTTGGTCTAAATTGGTGAAATTTCTTGAGGCCTTCATTGCAAGCCCGGCAATGGTCATGCGATCATATAAAGGCGCCTCTTCGTTACGAACAATTTCATTAACATAAACTACAGCATGCTCCGGATTATTGGCATTGGACTTTTCAACTAAATTGCCATAGAGGCTAATGTCGGCATACTGGCTTTGAAATTCAAAAACACGCCCCGGATAAACAATGCTCCGTGAAATGGCTGCGGTTAATCCTTCCAGAACAAGCCTGACCCCTACCGTCGTACCCGGTGTCCTGTAGGGATTAGATCCACTAACAACCTTGGAATCAGTATAAAGATCGCCGCGCTGCAAATTAAAACCACCACTAACGTTTAAAATTTCGACAATGGGATCTGTCCATTGATTGCTTTGTCCATGATTTCCTGCCGCATCAACAACAGTACTTTTTAAGCGCACAACCATTTGCGACGACCAATTAATATCGTAAGTTTGCAAATATCCACGGGCATAATTATTGGCATTGCCAAACGCTTCGCGATAATATCCTTGCCGTCTCCCCGATGAACTATCTCGCGTGATAATTCCAGTTACGCGATATTTACGGCCAATGGTTGAAATAAGGGGAGCCCCTGGAGGTGAACGAAAGGGATTGGAGACGATGGTATCAAAGGTTGTAATAAACTCTCCAAGACCTTCCCAATTGTTGGAGGCTGAAACTATATTTTCCTCATCAATGACCCATCCATAAATCTGCCCAGAAAAATGAGCATTATCGCCCGATAACTGAGCCTTGCTTAAGGTGTAGCGCATGGTATACCAACGCCCG